GGGTGAGATGAACCCCGTTTTTTTGTATCGCGACATGATGTGATTGATGTCGCATTCCTTTTTGAAGGACTGTTTGGTCCTTCCCTTGTCTTTGCTGCAGTCGATGGTAACTCCATCGTTTCGTCGGAACATTTCAGATGTCTCCCTTGATGGAGGTCGATGGTTTGACGTCGCGGATGGGACGGGATACGTCCGTTGTGTTGGTGATGTAGTCGGTGCCGCGGCCGATGAGAGTCGGCGTGGCGTTGCCGTTGAACTTGCATTGAGAGTCGTCGAAGTAGCCGATATGGTAGAGGCTGAAGTCTTCGGGATGTTTGCTGAGGAGTGACTTTCCATCGTTGATTGCTTCGGAAAAGTCCCGCGAGGCAACGCCGATTGCGGTGGTGAAGAAGGGTTTCCCATAGGCTTCGGCTTTTTCGTCGTAGACGGTGAAGGCGAGCATTTTCATAGTCCTCTGGTCCTTTCCTTTTCTCGCGCGATGATGTTTTTCTCGCGCGCTGTTTGGCGAAGTCCAGAACGGGCTTCGTCTGTTAGGCTCGCTTGTCGAGCTGCCCGGATTTCAGCGTATAGCTCCGGGTTGTTTTTTTTCAGTTGTTCATCGTAGTAGCGTGGCGGTCTGTTTCTGTTTCCCTGCCTTGTTATACATTCGTCCCGTGGGTAAACGTCGGTTGCGTATTTGCGAATCCATAGTTTTCCTATTGCGGGACGTCTTGACATTGTCAGGTATTCTGGGACCTGTCCACGCTTTAGATTCTGTTTCAGTTTTAGGGTGTAGCGAGCCACGTAGCTGGCGGAGTCGAACCCTATTTCGCCGATTTCGGCGTGTCCTCCTTTCCAGAGTTCTTCGAGTTCTTGCGAGCGATATAGCGCATGATCGCCACTGTGACGCCACAGATAGCGGTCAGCAAAATCACAATTGAAGAGCAAAGCGTGATGATGCGGTCTGCCCGTGTTAGACCCATACTCGCCGCATTGGAAAAAAGAGATTCGATGGTCACGTTTTTTCCTGAGTCGCTTCATGAACAGGACGAAGTCCTGTTTGCGAAGTGTTGGGATGCCGTTGTTCATCGGAAGATGTTCATCATCGTAGGTGAGAGTGACGAAGCAATTCGCCTCGTGCAGCTGGGCCTCATGTGTACAACGCAGAGCCCATTCTCTAGCCTTATCAAGTCGGCATCCGTGGCATTGACCGCAACGCAGGTTGACCGGAAGGTCGATGCACGCCTGATGAATATCGAAGGTGACCGCCCTCTTACCGAGGGCGGTCTTTTCCTTCGATTTCCATCCAGAGATGGGTGCATTGCAGCCCATTAGAGCCGGATGCCACCGCGCATGGGATTTCCGGCGTAGTTCTTTTTGTTGACTCGGAGCGCTCCGTTGGTGAAGGAGCGGCGCGAGTTGCTTCGTGAGAGTCGTTTTCTCGAGCGGCTCATTTGTTGAGTCTCCTTTTGAGTTGGCGTTTCCATTCGACGAGGCGTTCGCCGTAGGCTTGCGCTGATTCTCCTTTCATTCGCGCGGGTCGCCTTGATTGTGGAGTGTAGTGGAGTTTCCAGGAGCCAGGACCTCTCCTGCGGTCGGCAGGTTGTTGCCAGGGGAATTTGGATGCTCCCCTGGCGGAAGTGTGACCTGTTGTCTCGATGGCTTTCTTGATGTGAGGTTTCATCCATTCAGGAACGTCGGGTAGTTTTCCTTCGCTGACCAGGTCATTGATGACCTGGTAAGGCTTGCGAGTGATTTCGAGCTTTAGGTTCTCGAGTTCCTGGCGGTAAGCCTGGGCGTTTGCAGAGCGGGCTTGAGCTTTGATGAGTCGTCCTTGCTGAACGGCAATGCCGGCTGCTGTTGCAGTGTGTCCAGGATTGATGAGAGTTGGATCGGGAGCGGATGCTCCCCTGTTGGCTGACAGGACAGGATTGAGTCCTGCAGCCCGTAGGTCGGCAACCTCGCGTTGGTGTGCGGTGTTGCTCATGTAGGCGGCGAACCGTTGTCGGTCGCGATTGGTTCTGTCTGCGAAGTAACCGCTGACGGCGGCACCGAGTAGAGGGCCGATGATGAGAGGAATCATTCGTCGGCCCATTCTTGGATGAGGTCCGCTATGTAGCGGGCGGTTGAGTGCCTGCTCCGTTTGAGATAGTTGGTGAGAGATTCGAGGAGCATTGCACAGGTGGCGCGTCGCTCATCTCCTGCTTGAAGCAGCCAGCGTTCGTAATAGTTGAACAGGTAGCCGAACGCGGCTCGAAGGATGAAGCGTTTCCACATGGTCATAACCCCCTTGGGGTGGTCGAGTTCGTTGAACCTGGGCCATTGTGAGACGGCAAAATTTGCGTTTGTCTCCTTTTTTAGAAATGGTCTGCAGTAGTCACAGGGACAGAGTGATTCTCCTGCGAGATGTTTCATCAGAAGTGGTCAATGAGGCCGGGCACGCTGTAAAGCGGCATCGGCCTGGCGCACTTGATGCTGAAGAAGCTGTCGAAGAGGAAGTGCGGTTCCGACGGAACCGATATCACTCTGTCGACAGGTGGAGTGTCCTGGATGAAGGTATCGTCCAGGAGAGGAAGTGTGGCGAACTGTTGGGCGAGATGCCAGGCATCCAGTGGTGTGGCGCCTTCGGACCTGAAGAGTCCGCTGATGCGGCTGGGCGCGTATCGGTATTCCGCCCATCTCTCCTGGTAGCCGAAGACCTGGTCGTCGACGATGTCGGAGCCGTCGAGGACGTCGGGTCCTTGGAAGTAGATTTCCTTGTTCAGAACGGCCTGCTCACCCAGGTTGGCGAGGGCCGGCCAGTAGAAGTCGTTCCTGGTGGAACGGGACCACATGCGATGCAGACCCTGTTGATAGGTGAGGTCCGCTCGAGCGGAGACCAGGCCGATGATGGTGCCGTGTTCGACGAAGCTTTTGGTAAAGCCGCATCGACCTGCGGAGGTGCCGTAGGCGGCGAGTGAACCTTTTTGGTCGGTGTCCCAGTTGGTGGCCGTGGTTGCCTGAGTACTTTGTGGAACGGCGTTGATGATGATGGGACAGGACCCGGTGGATAGGAGCTCGCTGCGCTGGAGTCGTGCGTCGGGTGAAGTGACCCCGAAGTGACTTTTGACTAGCTCGGTGTACCTGGTTCCGCCTCTGGCGTCTCGCTCGAAGAGCTTCTGGAGTTGGAATGCCTCTCTGAGGCTGTTGATTGTGACGGCTTCGGCCGTGGTCAGGTCGGCCATGAGACCTGTTGATTCACCCCACTGCATGGTGTCGACGTCGACTGTGCCGACGCCTTCGACATCGAAGGAGCCGATTGAGGTGTTTCCGACCACGCCTTGGGCGGCGACGCTGGAAACGTCGTACTGAACCCCGATTTGGGAAGAAGAAGTCTCTCGGACGACGTCGGCGGTGCCGCCGACGGGGAGTTCGACGCCCGGTCCCTTCTGCGGCCAGGGCAAGCAACTGGTGAAGTAGTCGTGTCGTTTACCGCGTCGGAGTAGATTCCAGTAAGTTGAGGAAGCGTCTGGTCCGTCGTCTTTGTCGACGGTGATTGCGTCCTGGAGGTTCTGGTCTCTGAACCATTCGTTCCATACCAGGTGAAGGCTGCGGAGTGGAAGTGCGCTGAATGTGGCATTAGTCCGCGCGCCTGCTGGGCCGGCTGTACCAGGCGGAATTCCCATGTAATCGAGGTTGGTCATGGGCACGCAGCTTGTTGCAGCGTTTGTGCTTTGAGGAATTGTGAAGTCGGTGCTGTCGCCAGGGTTGTCCTGTTCGCCGCAGAACTTCTGCCAGTTCTCCCAGACCAGGCGGTATGGGATGAAGAAGAAGAAGAAGTCCAGACTCATGTTGTCCATGAGCGGGTAAATCGGCGTCGCCAGGCGGGCGAAGGCGATCATGTTGAGATTGAAGGTGTCTCCTGGGAGGACCTCATCGACGTAGATTGGTATGAGATATCCGGCGTCGAAGGTGCTCTTGTGAGTGTGCGAACGGTTGAACTGAGAGCGTGGAATGGATGCGCGAGGAACTTCGCTGAACTTATGTTCGGTCCGGCGTCGGCGGCTCATTGAGTATCCTTTGCGGCGGGTCGACCCCCGCATTTTCCAGCGTTACCATGGCCGTGGAACGCTAGGGGCCGCCCGCCTCTTCAATGGCGCACAGATGATACTTGATCTATCTGTGCTAACTGACACCCTTGGGTGTCTGTTTTACCATGCCAAGTCTTTGGTCATGGTGTTTTTTTTACAAGAAAGATGCCTAACGGCCCCCCTCAACCGAAGGGGGGGGGACGGTAGGCGGTACCTCTTTCGGTGCCTCTGGGGTCACTGTGGTGGCCTCCGGAGGCTTTTCTGACTTCGGTATGATTCCGAGTTCGATGGCTTCGTCTCGATTCTCGGGGTTTGCGCAGAAGTCGAGGAGTTGCGCCGGGTCGTTGCGGAACCTGGCGCGGATTTCACTCGGTAGAGTGAGGAAGGCTTCCTTCGCCGCCAGGACTCGTTCCTGGCATTCTTGGAAGTCGCCGATTTCGGCGACATTGGCGAAGATGGCCTGACGTTGATTCAGAAGTAGGGGTGAGATGAACCCCGTTTTTTTGTATCGCGACATGATGTGATTGATGTCGCATTCCTTTTTGAAGGACTGTTTGGTCCTTCCCTTGTCTTTGCTGCA